CAAGGAAGCTAATGGATAGCATTCGATACAGGGATGAGCAGGGATGCTCGGCTAAATATGAGGCAGAAATGGAAGTCTACTCACCACAAGAAATGGAAGAAGCTAAACGCAATGATGACATTTGCAAAAAGCTTGGTGCAGCATTAGTCAGAAAGTATCAAAACAGACAGTTTTATGTAGAGGTCGTTGATAACGGTCGTGTTGCTGTCGTGAAGATGCCAGCCATTAGTATGGAGTATGGCTTAGTACTTCATTTGTCTGGTGTTATTGAAGCTGATGAGCGAAAAGTAGTCCATGCAGCAGGTGAGGTGCTTGAGCGTTTTGGTTTAACGCGCGGACGCACAGATAATACCGATATTAGTAAGTTAGAACGCAATTCACGCGGCTCTATTCATGCGAAGGTCGGTGAAGTCGCATGATGCATGATGTAGATAACGCTGAAGAATATATCCCATCTGAAGAGGATATATTGCAAGACAAGCGTGGTAAATGGCTGCAACATGCTCAACAACTTTACACGTCTTCAACTGATTACATTGACAGTGTTGTGCGAGGTCAGTGGGAAAGGAATCTTTATAACTTCAATGGCAAGCATCTTCAAAGAGATAAGCGTAAACCAATATTTAGACCAAAGATTAGAGCGTCAGTTAGAGCGTATGAAGCCGCTTTAGCGTCTGCTTTATTTACCAACAACGACTTGATTTCAGTTCAAGGCGTTAATCCCAACAATAAAATTCAAGAAGTCTCTGCAGAGCTTAATCAAGCTTTAATGCAGCATCGATTAGAAAAAACAATTCCTTGGTTTCAAACCGTATTAGGCGCTTTTCAAGATACACAAAAGCACGGTATTTGCGTGTCAAAAACTTACTGGAAGTCTGAAATCAAAGATGAAACTGGCTTTATGCCTGTACTGGATGAAGAAGGGCAGTACATGCTTGATGAAGAAGGCGGTGTATTAGGAGAGGAGGTTTTAGTTAATCAAGAGATTGTTGCTGATGAGCCGGTTATTGATTTGTTGCCACCAGAAAACTTTAGATTCGATCCTAATGCGGATTGGCGCGATCCAGTTAAATCAAGTCCATACCTAATTGAAATGATACCGATGTTTGTTGGTGATGTGCTTGCCAGAATGGAGGTGATAGATCCCAAAACGGGACACCCTGAGTGGCATCAATACGACAAAGCAACATTACTTACCGCTATTGATGAGACTAAAAATCAATCTGTTAGAACGGCAAGAAATGCAAATAATCGAGATCCACAAGGCATAGGCACTTCAAATGACTTTGATGTGGTGTGGGTGCATTTCAATATTATTCGTGAGAACAATGAAGATATTGCCTATTACACGCTAGGTACGCAATTACTGCTTTCTGATCCATTACCACTAAAAGACTACTTTAAACACGGTCGTAGCGCGTATCAGATCGGGACTTCAAACATTGAAAGCCATAAAACATATCCAGCAGCAGCGTGTGAACTAGGGGAAAACCTTCAGGATGAAATCAATACGTTAGCAAATCAACGCATTGAGAACGTTAAGCTTGTGTTGAATAAACGTTACTTTATTCGCAGACAAGGCAACGTCGATCTAGGTGCGTTAATGCGTAATGTGCCTGGTGGTGGCGTAATGGTTGAAAACCCTAGTGACGATGTACGCGTTATTGAAACGCCAGACGTTACAGGTTCTAGCTATGCAGAGCAAGACCGTTTAAATATGGATATGGACGAAATTATGGGTACATTCAGCCCTTCTACCGTCCAATCTAACCGCCAACTAAATGAAACCGTTGGCGGCATGAACCTGATGAGCAATGGTGCTAATGCCATTCAAGAACTCACTTTACGTGTCTTTATTGAAACATGGGTAGAGCCTGTACTTCGTACATTGGTCAAGCTTGAACAAATGTATGAGACCGATGATGTCATTCTAGCGTTAGCACAAGAAAAAGCAGGCATTCAAGAGCAGATCCGGCAGGAGTTGCGCGATCCAGAATTGTTAGATCGCCTTATCCAGCAAGACTTAACTGTCACTGTGAATGTTGGCATGGGTAATACCAGCCCAGAACAGAAGCTGCAACGACTCATGCTAGCAGTCAATACCACAGCCAATATGCCAGAAGCGGCTGCTAAAACTGATTGGGAAGAAGTGACTAAAGAAGTTTATGCCTATGCAGGCTTTGGTGATGGTGGACGCTTCTTGCTAACAGAAGAAAAAATAGCAGAACGTCAGCAAGGACAACCGCAAATTCCGCCAGAAATTCAAGCTAAGCAGATGGAAATGCAGCACAAGATGCAGGTTGAGCAAATGAAAGAGCAAGGCGAAACACAGCGATTCTATGCCGATTTAGATGTTAAACGCGAGCTAGGTTTTGCAGCACTAGCATCAAAAGAAAATCTCACCATGAATGAGTTAATGGCAAGGCTAGATATTGCAGACAAAAACAATCGCTCTAAAGAAAATGCAGAGGCATTAAGGGCGGCAACCAGCAATAGAGAGATGAATTTGAAAGTGAATATGGGCAGCGGTATTTAAGGCCGCAGAAACGGGTAAAGGATGACTGATAGCATTGAAAGTGAAGATCAAGAAACGCCTGAGTTTGTTGATCGAATAGAAAAAGAATTGTTTGATCGAGCCAGAAAAGGAATGGCAGCACAAACCTTTTTAGATAGTGAAATGGGCCGAATTGTACTTGATCGCATGCGTGACGATGTGAACAAAGCAATGGAGGCGCTATTAGTTGCTACTGGTATGGAGGTAGTAAAAAAACATCAAACAAAGGCGGCTGTAGCAGAGCAAGCTGTTCAGTGGTTGATAGATGTAATTGCAGAAGGTGATGAGGCTTATAGCCAACTACAACAAAACAAGGACGAATAAAAAAGGATTTTTATCATGGATGATGAAGCTATCGACGTAGTTCAGGAAGAACTACAAGACGTTTCAGATCAACAAGAACCTGTTGAAACTGAAGCGGAACAACAACCTTTAAGTGCTCGCGAGCAAAAACTTAGAGAAATTCAAGAAAAGCGTGACGCTCAATTCCAAGACAACGACGGCGAGCCTGTTGTTGAGCGTGAATTTCAGCAGGTTACACGTGAAGATGATGAACCTGAGCCAGTAGAGTCTAAAAAACCACAGCAACCATCAATAGTTTATGTGAATGATGATGGCGTAGAAATGATGCGACTCAAGGTGAATGGTCAAGATGTAGAGCGACCAGTTAGCCAGGTGTTAACGACAGCACAAAAGCATGAATCAGCAGATCAAAGATTACAGTTAGCGGCTCGTAAAGCCCAAGAGTTAGAGCAGCGAGAGCGACAATTTCAGCAAGAACGACAGCAGTTCTTAGCACAACAAGCCCAGCCATCTACGGACGCTGGGAAGCCCGTGTCAGATGACACATATGATGCATTATTAGATGCAATTTACGATGGCAACAAAGAAACAGCGTTAGAGAAGCTAAAAGAATTAGATGCGGGGCGGCAAGTTCCTACCTTAGATCCGCGTCAAATAGCTTATCAAGCCAAGATTGAAGCCATCCAAGAGATTGAGCAGCGAAACACAGAGCGTGAACAGCAAAACTCAATTTCAACTGGCATTGCATGGATTGAAAATGAATATCCTCAAGTTATGCAGGATGAAGTGCTATATCACTCAGTTGATACGCAGACCAAAATTATTCAACAGAAAAATCCAACTATGTCGCCTGATGAGGTCATTAAGCAGGCAACGCTTTCTGTTATGCAGCGTTTTGGTACGCCAAAAGCAGAAGAAAGCAGTCGCGAACAGGCCAAGTCAAATTTAAGGAGCCAGCCCACTAGAGCTGCAAATGCACGATATACCCCACCTAAAAAGGAAGAGGTGGATATGTCAGCAGAAGCAGTGATTGAGCGTGAAAAAGCACGCAGACTGGCAGCACGATCTATTAGATAGAAAAGGATTTTAATTATGGGTCAATTATGGCAAGCAGCTAACGGATATATGGCAACGCCAACATTATCTGAAAAGCTTAGAAATAATTTACAGCCAATCTCTCGCTTTACACAGTTTGCTGATGTAGAAGAAGCGATTGGTAAAAACAATGGCGATACATATACATGGAATGTATATGGTGATGTACCAGACACAGATGATGACGTGAATGGCATCCCTGAGAACGCACCAATGCCAGAAGGTGAGTTTAATACTTCTCAAGGCTCGGTGGTGATCAAGGAATTTGGTAAAGCCGTACCTTACTCTGGTAAGTACGATAACTTGTCGGAGCATCCTGTTACGGAAATCATCAATAAATCGTTAAAGAATCACTCTGCTCGTGTCTTGGATAAAGTGGCGGCAGCTGAGTTTGACAAGTCTATTTTGACTGCAACATCAACCTCTGCGACAGCGTTTAATCTACAAGATGACGGTACGTTCTCAGGTGTGGCAACCAATGCTTTAACTAAAGCACATATCCGATCTATTTCGGTGGAGATGGAAGAGCGAAACATTCCAACATACGACGGTGAAAATTACGTAGCAATTATGCGACCTTCAACATTTGAACCAATTGGCTTGGAGTTAGAGTCAGTGCATCAATATGTGACTGAAGGCTGGGGCATGATTATGTCTGGCGAGAAAGGCCGTTATAACGGTGTTCGTTTCACTACCCAAACTAATGTCGCTTCTAAAGGCTGGGCTAATACAGATGCAGCCTATTTCTTCGGTGCTGACACGGTTGGTGAAGCAATTTCATGCCCTGTAGAGATCCGCGGCAAGATTGCTGATGACTACGGACGCGGAAAAGGTATTGCTTGGTATTACTTGGGTAACTTCGGCATTACACATGCAAACCAAACGTCAGCTGAAACCAAGGCGCAAGCACGTATTGTTCGTTGGGGTTCTAACTAGGGATTAAACGGCCTGCTTCGGCAGGCCTTTTTATAAGGAAATAAATATGAGTTATTCAAATCCAGAAACGGCAGTTTATCGCTTCCCAGCGGCAGTATTAACTTCAGCTGCAGTAGTGGGTCGTATTGTTGGGCCAGAAGGCCGTAAAGGTCGTGTTGTTGATATTTCACATGTGGTGACAACAGGTGTGACGGTGGCAGCAGCAAGCGTGACAGTTGGATCAAATGCAGATCCAGATGCGTACGCAACAGGCAGTGTTCCTGTATCGAGTGTTAATTCAGTAGGCAATGGTGCAACCAAAGTACAAAACCATGAGATCCCAGCAGATTCACTTGTGGAGATTGCAACAGATGGTGGTGCTACTGCGGGTGCAGCAGATCTATTAGTAATGATTAATTGGTATTAAAGGGGAAAGTAATGAGCTTACAAGATGGCACAAGTAAAAAAGAAACATTTACACCACCTCAAGTTCCTACGGGCAAGAAAACACAACGCCCAACTGAGAACGGCAAAATCTAATCACGGTGGGGCTTTTTAGCCCCACTTTATTAGCGAGGCGAGTATGAAAATTCCAGTTAACCAACTACCGGACTACGATGATTTTGGCGAAAAGCCGGGTGATTTGCATAGCGGTTTAGCAACCAGACGCAAAGTGCCTTCACATGAAATTCATGGTCGTCGCTGTAGTGAAAAACATGATTATGGAAAAGGAAAAAACAATGAAAGTTAACTTTAATAAACCAGTTACTAAGCGTTGCGGACAAGTTAAAGACGGTGTGCGTTATGTACAAGACGGTAAAGGTTTTGATGGTGCAGGTAATTTACTAGGTGACATGGTTGATGGTCGTTTAGTAAATCCAGAAGATAGTTCTACTGAAACTACTGAAACTACTGAAACTACTGAAACTACTGAAACTACTGAAAGTGATGATGAAAAAGCACTGTCTGAAATGTCGCTGGATGAGCTAAAAGCAAAAGCTGATGGTTTAGGTATTGCTTATCCTGCCAATATTGGACAAGCAACACTTTTAAAGAAAATTGAAGCGGCTGCGTAAATTAAATGGCGAAGAAAACGCTTTTACAGCATATCCAGAAGCTGCAAGAAGATCTCGGTCTAGGGCGTAGTGATATTACTACGCTTACAGGCCTAGATGACGAGCATACACGCTTAGTTACTTTCTGGAATAAAGCTTATGTTGCCATTCAGAACATTTGGCAAGATTGGCGTTTTCTATGGGCTGAGCATAGTGAAACAACAGTGATTGATCAAGCTGTGTATGCCGCACCTGCAGATTGGGGTATGTGGGATCAAAATACAATTACCTATGACGGTCAGTATTTAGATGTTTATGAGTACGAGTCGGTCAAAGGTGAATATGTATTTGATACTACAAGCGGTACACCTTACGAGGCTGTGATCATGCCAAACGGTAGTTTAAAACTTAACCCGCCACCAGATTCAGCAAAAACATTGGCAGCCGATTATTTTATGGCTGCAGAAACACTCACAAATGACAGTGATCTATCACGCATTCCTGAACAGTATGAAGATATTGTTATTTCAAGAGCGATGATCTATTACGGGCATTATGAAGAGGCTCCTAGCATTATTCAGGCAGGTGCAGATCGCTTTGGCGTTGAGCTTAACCAATTAGAAGCAAATCAGCTTTATAACCAGTTTGGTGCTCACACGCGGTCACACAATGATTTATCAATACAGGTTAAAGTTGAATGAATGTCGCACCAATTCAATTAGGTGGCGGTATTGATGGTACTTCGCCAGTATCTGCAATGCATCCCGGTCGCTTACGTTTAGGCGTTAACGTCGAAAGTAAACCCGGTGGCGGCTATCGCTCAATCGAAGGTTATTCAAAGTTTGACTCAAGTGAAGTGCCAGGTGAAGGCGATATTCTTGGTGTTTGGTATTTTGGCGGTTTGGTTTACGCCTTTCGTAATGCGGTAGGTAGTGCAACAGCAAACATGTATGCCTCTACAGGTAATGGCTGGACATTGAAAAAATCAGGTTTAGCACCTGATGGTCATTACCGTTTTACCAATTATGCCTTTACCGGTACACAAAAAATGTATGGCGTATCAGGCACACATAAAGCGTTTGAATGGGACGCAACGACATGGACTGATATTACGACAGGCATGGCGTCTGATACACCGAATCAGCTTGCAACACATAGAAAACATTTATTTTTAGCATTTGGCAATTCAGTTCAAAATTCCTCATTAGGCGATCCAACCTCATGGACACCATTAACAGGTGCGGCGGAAATTTTACTGGATAACAATGTCACAGGCTTTTCAACACTACCTAATGGCGCATTAGGCATTTTTACGCATGAAGGCACAACGATTTTACAAGGCTCTTCTTCTACAGACTTTGTAGCAACGAATACGTCAGAGTATTCAAATAATGCAGGCGCTTATCCAGACACTATTCAAGCAATGGGGTCACAACTTAGGTTTACTGATACGAGAGGCGTTACAGATTTTGGCGCAGCCAATACATCATCAGACTTTTATGATGCAATTATCTCTCATGATGTAGACAAGCTTTATGAAGGGCGCTGGAAAAACGTAACCTGTTCTACGGTTGTAAAACAAAAGAATCAGTATCGACTTTTCTTTAATGATGGATCAGGTCTGATTTTTGTCTTTAATGGCACACAAGTAATGCCAACCCGCATATCACTGCCACGCGCTGTAAAACACATTGTTAACACTGAAGATTCAAACGGTAATGAGCGCATATTTTTCAGCTCAACAGGCGGCTATGTTTACGAGATGGAGAACGATAGTCGCAGCTTTGATGGTGAAGCTATCCATGCGATAGCAGAGCCTGCATTAACCGATTTAAGAATGGCGTCACGTATTAAACGTTTTAGGCGTGTGCGATGCGACTTAGGAAAATCAGGTAACGGAACACTGTCAGTGACACCACGCTATTACATGGAAGATGGTTTGCCCTCCCAGCCTGTTGCAGGTTTGGAGTTGTTTGGTAGTGGCGCTGTTTTAGGTCAAGCCGTATTAGGTCAAGCCGCGTTAGGCGCATCACCTATCAATGATGGTCGAGCGCATCTAGCAGGACGAGGTGAATGGATTGGGCTTCGCTTTGAATCAAATAGCACGACCACAGCACCGTGGGAATTAGATGGTTACACCATTGAATATTTACTCGGCAAGCAAAGGAGATAATGCATGGCTGGGCCATATTACACAAACAATAAAGTTGATGACTCTGATGTTATTGCGGAGGCTGATTTAGAAGCAATCGAGACAGGCTTTAATGCTGTTGATAACGATAAGGCTAACAAGAATGTGCCGGGCGTTACGGGTGATCTAGCAGCGCTAGACGCTAATGGCGATCTAAGTGATTCAGGTAAAACCCCGCCTTCAGGTGAAATTGTTGGTACAACGGACACGCAAACACTCACAAATAAAACCTTAACCTCACCTGTAATTATTGAAGGTGTTAATACAACTACGGGCGCTTCGGTTGATTTCGACACATCAAGCGGTGAAAGCGTTTTTGATTTCACGATGAATGCAAATGCAACATCGACTGATTCAATGTCTTCAGGCGTAAGCATTACATTGATTTTACATGGCGGTGACACCTATACATTTACACCACCTGCAGGTTCAACATGGGTGAACTCCTCAGCACCAACACTTACAGCCGATGACTTGATTGTTTTGTTTAAAGTGGGAACGCAGGTGTATTGCCAGTACGTGGGAGAGGTTACTCCATGATGGCAGGCAAATGTAGATTAGGTTGGAGTGATGGACCTAGTTCGTTTTATGTAACGGATTATTATGCCACTGACTCACCTAGCTCAAGTATGGAGCCTAATAACAATATGGGTTATCTCGCAGTTGATGTTGTTAATGACAATATTCTTGGCGGGGCAATGCAGGGATTATATACAGCTGGCTATCCTGTTTTTAAAGGTGGCACACTGCAAAGCAATGCGCAACCTAACCTTGGTACGGGTAATGGCGATAAAGTGTTGTCAGCCACATCTGAGCGACTCTTTCTTAATTCTTATGGCTCTGTAGGGGGTTCTTATCAGGGGGCAAGATTTACAGAAATAGATCCTGATGGCGGGAATACCTTTCTATCTAATAATGCTATTGAAGGCTTAACGCAGCTTGTTCAGCCAAGAGATTTAACGATAGATTCGTCAGGAAATTACTATTTTTTAACATCACCCTATGTCAGTTCTGTATATCGTCTTGCGATCACAAAAGTGAACGCTGCAGGCACAGAGCAATGGTCGTATGGACTAGATGTTAATGCGATCAGTAATGCCCGTATTACGACTGATAATACTTATATTTACACTGTCACAGCAATTCCTAACGGCATTGCAGTATTTAAGATCGATCCAACAACGCCAAGTATTGTGTGGCAGCGTGATTATGATTTAGGTTCTGATTCTGCTAATCGTCCTGTTATTAAAGTAGATAGCTCAGGCAATGTCTATGTGGGCTTCATAAAAACACCATCACCTACCAATTATTACGAAATCAAATATAACTCAGCAGGCACAGTGCAGCACACACGTCGATATTATTCAGGCTCAAGCTCTTTGCAGTATGGGGAAGGCGCATTTGATGAAGATGGTTATTACTATTTTGCGTGGAATGTAACGCCTGGGGGGAGTGACTTTAAATTATCGAAATATAGAAATGGTACGCACTCGTGGACAAAAACAATTTCAAATTCATTAGCAGTGAATTATTCGTGCTACACCAACACATTTACAGATGGCGCATTTGTGTATTGCGGTGCATTTCTTGATGACTCTGGCAGTTCAGGCAAAAGGGGCGTGATGTTTAAGCTTGATGCGACGACACATGACCAAGACAACGGCACTGCATCAAGTCACAGCACCACGATAACAGGCACTACATCTAGCAGCATGTCCACCACAACAGGCGCAGGTACTGCTGGAACACCCACTTACACATTAAGTGATTACAGTTCTTATATACAGAAAACCACGTACACGCCAACGACATCAAGTACATACCCATTTGGCACACACGGCATAGACTTATTATAGGAAAATAGCATGGATGAATGGTATCTAAACGGTAAAAAAATAACAGAGAAGCAACTTAGAGAGTATTGCTTACCTACAATCATGCCTAAAAAGCTCAAAGAGCAACATTACATCGATGCTGGCGCTAAACGATTAATTGATGCAGGTATGCCGCTACACGATCTCGAAACACAAAGAGCGACTTGGGAAATTCAATTTATAGACGAGATTCCTACTAAGGTATGGACAGTAGAAAATCTTTCTCAAACCGAATTAGATCAGCTTTTCTCTGATAAGAAAAACCATCTAAAAAAGCAAATCACTCAAAGACGCAAACAGATTGAGGAAGGGCATCCAACTATTGATACTACATTAAGCGGTCAACAACGACTTGCCGGTATTTGGTCTGCAATGCAATTGGATAGTACGCGAGAGATTGATTTTAAAGGCATGGATGGCTGGGTAAAAATCAACAAAACACAAGTAGACGCTATTGCAGCAACGGTAACACAGTGGGTGCAAGACTGTTTTTCAAGGGAAAAGGTACTGCATGAAGCAGTTGATGCAGCAACTAACAGCAACGAGCTAGACGCTATTGATATATTTAACGGGTGGCCTATCGCCTAAATACAGCATGGATGCTGAGAAGGATAAAAAAACATGGATGGATTACTGGAAAGATATACGGCTAAACGCTCTACAGGATACCCAAAAAGCACCACAAGCCCTACAACCGATAGCGGAATGAATGTTTATCAAGCCGACACAGCAATTTACTCGCCTACAGCGCCGAACAAGGTTCAAAGCACATATAAGGCAGGCGCAGATGCCTATACCTATGATCCAGTAATGGCAGATGCAACACACGCAGATACAACACTGCGTGGTGATGCTAATACTTATGATGCAGCGCAAATGAATGCGTCCACTTACGATGCTAATACAGTTGGAACTGGTGTTTCTTATGATGCAACAAAAGGCGTGGCATCACAGTACACACCTACATCAATGGTTAACCCGACATCTTATGATGTTGAAGGGATTAATTCAGTTGCTTACGATCCAATAGCCAACCTTCAAGGGCAATCTTATGATGCGCAAACAGGTAGCGCGTCTCACTACACAGCAGCACAGCAAGGCGATGCGATAGGTTATGAAGCTGCAACCGTTAACCCTAATGACGTTAGGCAATACAAAACAACAGATGCTAGAGCCTATAACTATGATGCTGACTTAACATCGCAACGATTAAATGCCTTGCTAAGTGAGAACAGTGATTATCTGCAGCGCGCTAGACATCAAGCTAGAGCAGAGCAAAACCGTAATGGCACATTGAACAGCTCAATGGCAATTGGCGCAGCACATGCAGCTGCAATTGATGCAGCCATGCCGATTGCTAATGCAGATGCAAATGCAGTTAATACACAGCGTCAGTTCTACGCAGGTGAGCAAGGTAATACAAGTCGGTTTAATGCAGCGCAACGTACTCAGGCTGCAAAAGATGTGTTTGATACACAAAACAGATTCCGCGAATACAACGCGACAGCACTATCAAATCAAAGAAGCTATCTAGCCGACAAGACTAATGATATTAATTCATTCAACGTAACGCAGTTAAATAATCAGCGTAGAGATAATGCGATCAATAGTCAAAGTATGACTGTTGATAATATGAATGCAGTGAACAACGCAAGAGAATTTGCAGCACAAAGTAGATATGATGCCGCAAACGATAACGCGGGTTACTTGAATAGAGCTGCTGAAATTAATGCGTTAAGAGAACAGGAAGCGAGACAGTGGAATGCGGGTGAGCGAAACTTACGCAACAAAGATGTAGCGGGTTACGAGTTTGACGCCAACAAGGTTAATACACAAAACAGTATTGATGCACAAAGATATAACGCTGATAACCGTCAAAATATGACTTTAGCGAATATGGCTGCAGAAAATGGATCATTGCAGTTTAACGCGGGTAACCAGCAAGAAGTATTAATTAGTGATCGTGATGCTCTGAATCAGGCTGGTGATGCTAACGCAACGCGTACTCAAGCAGCGTCTGAAGCAAATATGAACTCAACTAATGATGCAGGCAGATATGCAGCTGACGCCAAGAATGAAGTAGATCAAAACAATAACGATTGGACAAATGAGCATGCTGTAACCAATGCTTCTGCGGACAACATGATTGAAACGGGCAATGCCTCAGCTGAGAACACGGCTTTAGCAGATGAAGCGAGTCAGAAGTATGGTCGAGATCAGTTTAATGAAACACTTGATGCTGGCGTTGATTCAATGAATACAAATCTTGAGGCAAACCGTCAAAACAAAATTGCAAGTGATGCTAATGCCGCCGGTCAATTTAATGCGTCAAACTTGAATGCAGCTAGTTCTGCTTTTGCTAGCGCTAAGAATGCAGCGGAGCTACAGGCTGCGAGCGAGCAAACGCAAATCGTTCTGCAAGATATGGTTAATCAGATCAATAGCGCTCAGGATGAAAACCAAAGGCTAAATGTGCTTGATAGTAATGCTACATCTTTAATTCAGTCTGGTTTAAATGCAGGTATTTTTGATGATGAAGCAAAACGCGACACATGGATGAGAATGATTGCCGATCTACATGGCGGTCTTGTCTATGAGATAACAGAACAACTTGCCGATAGTGCAGCTGATGCAATCGTGAATGATGTGGCGGCTAATGATGGTGATATGTCTTTATCTGATAGGGTTTTTGCGTCTGGATGGAGATAATCAAACCTAAACGCTAGTTTAAAAGGAAATGATATGGATAAAAGGACTTTATCTGCACCGCCAACAACTAATATTAGAAGCGATCCAAGTCAAGCGGGGCAGGTGGCTGATACCAACTCGCAGCAATCGACTCAAGCTACTACGCAACAGCCAACACAGCAATCAGGGAAACAGCAGGTTACCCAACAGCCAAGCATGCCTTCTATAAACAATATGACTGACTTGATTTGGGGTAATAACGCTTCTTCTACAGGCGCGACAAGCCAGTTTATGCAAGACAACCCATCTTATGCAGCAGTTGTGGGGGGTAATAATGCAGCGACAGTAGCACAAACTTTGCCATCAGATTTCCTAGCCAACAATCCATCTTTCTCATCTGTTGCAGGTGTAGATAATGCGGCCGGTATTGATTTGAAGTCGGGATTGGCGCAAGCAGGTATAACGCTAGGTGTTAATTATCTAGGCGATAAGATCTTTGGCGAAGGCGGCGGGGCAGGTGCGGCAGGCGCGTACAACTTAGCTGTATTAGCGGGGGCAAACCCTATTCTTGCCGGTGTTGCAGCGCTGGTAGGTGGTAAAATTTTTGGCGATGACAAACCTGATAACTCTTGGTTTAACACTTTTTCTGGTGACAATATCGATATGGATATGGTTAAAGAGAAGGGTAAATTTCAAGAAAATAATGCGGGTCAGGCATTAGCGCAATCTGAAGGCGCGTTTGGTAAATACTCGATGTCTGCTTGGGAAGATGTACCAGGGGACGGTATTGATATGGGGCAAAAACTTACTCAAGCCATCACCAGTGTAGACGATCAAATAGCTTCATACCTAACACCAGAACAGGTAGAAACGGCAAAGCAATCCCTAGAAGGTCGCTGGTATCACACGCCATCTTGGAGAACAGATAAATCAGGGCAAGCTAAAGATCGTGTTAGGCAGCTTATTCAAGATAGGTACGCTACGGTTTTATCAGGGCTAGGCTTAAATCAGTACGCTGAATATATTGCAGAGCATGCCAGTAATAAAAATGCAGCTTATCTCGCTATTGGTTTAACTAAAGCGTCAAATGAGTTCGGGCATATTCCAGCTGAGCATGTAATAGGCCAATTAGCTGAGAGGTATCAGGTTGATACGCCAGAAGCCGCAATGAAAGCCTATATTTCAGATCAAACAGCAGTTAATTCTCAACAAACAGCGGCTGAGCAACCATCAATTGAGCGTTCTACTGGTGGCGATATGACAATCACAGAGCGAAATAGACCTGATACTTTACAGTCAGAAACCCCGGCAGAGCAACCTATCCAACAGCCTAGCGGTGGAGGTGGTTTTAGGCGATCTGATGATGTGGCAGGTTTGCTTTCAAGTCCATTAGCAGCAGCTCGTTATCGTGAACTTAACAATATTAATCATCATCAAGGTGAAAATTATTGGCCTGATGCAGCAAGTGGCAATTTCTTAAGAGGTAATAACTGATGAGTTTTTTAGATTTAGCTTATGCGGCGGCGGACGCGTTAGGGTTTGATGATATTGTCGGTAATTTTCTTGGTGATGCCATGGATTTTGTCGGGCTGAACCTTGATGCCGGGACTATTGATTTTATCAAAGATATTGGGACAGGCGCATTAACGAATGCAGCAATTGCAGGTATTGCAGGTGGTGATATTGGCGAGGCTGCAATTTATGGCGCAGCAGGTGGTGCTGCCAAGAATATGGATCTAGCTGGTTACGGTGATTACTTAGGCGCTGGCATTGGTGCTTATGGGCTTGGCGAAGCAACTGGTGGTAATGGATTATTAAGTGCGGGTGCAGCAATGGCTGGTAAGGCGTTAAGTGATAGGCAGGCTAGTAACTCATCAGAGGTTGATGGCGCTACTAATGCTAAATCGACACAGCCAGGCGCGGAGCAAGCGGAAATAGAGCAGTTACCCGCAACAACCGAACAAACAGGCGTGTTAAAACAATTAGAAGAGTTAGGCCTTAGTGGTCATAACAATATTTTAGGTCAAGCGCTTGTAGCTGGTATAGGTGGTATGGCACAGCACAAAACAGCAATGGAAGCTGTAGAGCAGAACCACAAAAATGATTTAGAGCGCATGGAAAAGCAAAAAGAATTAGATCGAGAGGCTGAGGCAGAGCGTACAGCTGCATTTGCAGCAAGTGCAAACCCATTTCAGTTTAGAAGAGCGCCGTTAAGAAATAGAGGGTAATCATGGAAGATAACCAACGAGCACATAAGTTCTTAGTTAATACTGCAATTAAAGTAGCAACGCAAGATAAGCATGGTGAAATGATGAGTATTGCTAAGTCAGCTGAGCAGCCTGCTCAGTCATTGGCAAGAGCAACATTATTTATCATTAGCGTGGTTGAGAAGGTAGCAAGCAAAACGCAGTTAGAAATACAGCCGCAAATGTATTCAGGCGAGAATGGGTTGGTTGAGCAGGTGCTTAGGTTGATCAGTGTTCTATTGGTAGCGGGTGGCATTAGTCTTGCTGAACAGGATATTCAAAGTGCGGCACAGATGGTAATGGGGCAAATTGCCAACAATAAGGATAACCCAAGACCAGCTAAACAAGAGCAAGCTACGCCACAGCCACAGCCACAGCCACAGCCACAGCCACAGCAAGAACAAGGCGGGTTGTTAACGCAAGGAGCAATGTAATGGGGTTATTAGCAGCATTTGCAGGTGGTGCAGCCCAAGGTGTTGAAAAGCACTGGGAGAAAATGGATAAGCGCATGGAAGAAGAGGCTAAACGTGCTTTTCAAGTGCGCATGGAAGAAATGCGTCATAACAACAGAAAGGTGGAATCAGAACATGGTGCTAATGTTAGGTTAGAGGCGGCTCAAACTGATCGTGATAATGCCTTTGCACATCTTCAAAACACAGCCGATGCTCGTACTCAAATGAAGGTTGATGAGGCGCAGGCATTAACAGATCTAGAGAATGAAAACTTCCCTAATAAACTAAGTCAGGCTGAGCAATTGGCTGAAGTTAAAGCCAGAATTGATTCAGCATCAAAAGGGTATTGGATTGAAGGTGTGGATGAGAATGGGCGTTATAAAGTCCACAGTGTAACGCGTGATAAGAAATACTTTAAAGCCACAGCTTCACCCAAGGGGTTTGATACTAAGACTCAGGTGATTGGCGGGATCGAGTTTGAAATCCCATTTAATAAAGACACGGGCGAATTTGATTACGCTAAAAACCCTCTTTTATTTCAACCATCTCTAACAGAGGAGGAAGCCGCAGAAATGGTGGATAAAGGCGGTTTTATGGGAATGGGTGGCATGCCTGATGTTGAGTTTAAAGATGCTGTTAAAGCCGTTATGGAAGAGTCAAAACCGATCAATCAACTTGGTTTAAATACGCAGAAAACCGGAGTTGACACACAAGAAAATCGAAACGGAAAAATGACCGAGCAGGACGGTAATCTCATTGCTTCTAATGGCTTAACTATTCGAGGCGGAGCAAGTCAGCCGCAACACAGTAAAGATAGTGAAAATAAAGATAGCCAGCAAAATGAAGGCCTATTAACACAGGCGCATGATTTTCCTGAACCCCAGCAAAAAGAAAAGCAAATCCGAAACCCTTATGCTGATGTAACTATCGGCTCAGATTTAAAAGATGCTTACGATAACTCTGAAGTAGCAAGGCCTGTAGTGGAGGGTGTTTTAGGGCAAATTTGGGACTCATACAAAGCATACAAGCAATTAGCAACTGATGGCGCTCAAACCATTGCTGATGGTGTAAGTAGACATTCAGAAGGCAAACAAGGTCGAACCAATGCAGCAGCAGAAAGAGCGGTAGAAAAAATACTGAAAAGTGAAAAATTGACAGGGTATGAGCTTAAGGCACTGAAGAATCAAAATATCTTTGATGCTGAAATGAACACAAAAATACAAGCGTATTTAAAAGAACACTATTAAGGACTTGGTATGGCAGGACGCTATGGAAGTTACGAAGAGTTTAAATCAGTTGTAGGTGCTGATAACCCTCAAGCAACAGATACACAGATATTTGAAGCGTGGAATGAGTATAACGATTATCAGAACTCACGTGATAGCGCGGTTGATTTTTCAGTAGATCAAGCCCAGAAACTCGTAGGTCAAGGCGTTCAAACAGTAGGTGGTATTGTTGAGGATGCTACCGGGTGGAGTGGCGCTAGAGAGTGGGGTGACAATATTGTTGCTCAACAAGAAGAGGACATCCAAAAAGGTGGTTACAGGCCGGAATACCCAGGCACATTAAGAGAAAATTATGATCAAGGCGGTATAAGCGGTTTAGCAGGTGCGGTATGGGAGAAAACTCAAGAAAACCTTGCCACAAGTATTGCAGCACCGGCAACCGCTTTAGCATCTATCCCAGTCGCTTTAGTGAGCGCTCCTGCAGCCTTGGCTGTGGGAGGTGGCGCAACGCTCGCTATGGGCGCAATGAATATTGGTGAAGCCGCTGGCGAAATGCAGGAAAAGGGCGTTGAAGTTGATAAATATAAAGCTGTCGGCGTTGGCTTTCTCAATACTGTTTTAGATAGGTTTGGTGCGAAAGGATTAATAGAGCCTAGTGATTTAGCCAAAATGTCACTTGGTCAAGTCACAAAAAAACTAGAGCAATCAGGTTTTGAACAGGCAGCTAAGGAGATTGCCGCAAGAGTCAGTAAAGAGATTGCTACAGAAAACCTTCAAGAATCAAATATTATGCTTGGTGCTGCTTCGCAAGGGGCAGAATATACAGGTGATGAGCTAGTTGATCGCTATATCGATACAAGTGCAGTTACAGCGATACCTGCAGGCGGTTTTGCTTCAGTTGGTACATATAGAGATATTCATCAACAGAATCAACTACTCGAACAAAGAAAAACAGAACTTAACAATCAAGCAGAAGCTGAGGCGCAACTAGCAGCAGAACAAGTGCGTCAAAATGGTGGTAGCGTTGTTGAGGAAGAAATAGCCAAAACTGAAGCTTATGCGCAATATGATGCGGTTTTATCTGATATTACTAAGCAAGGCGAACAAGTTAAGCTTGATATTGATTTAGCAGCAGAAGAAGCCAAGAAAGCAAATCAAGAACGGTTCAAGCAAGCACAGCAAAAATTTAAGGAGCAAAAGCAGCAACAGCCAGCAGTGCAGCCTGAGTTAATTCAAGCGCCTCAGCAGCAAGACAAACCAAATGTGCTTGAGCCAAAAATAAAGAAGCTGGTTGAGCAAATTAATAATGCAGGCGGTGACGGTCGGG